ACCGTGTCCCAATCTCAGCACGGTGGTCCCACGGGAATACTGGTGCCGCAAATTACCAAGCAATCTGGACTAACGGAGGGGGCCGTCCCCTGAATACACGGCGAGGTTGTAGGCTATCTTGCTTATACAAATTTTTAAAAAATGCCGGGCAAAAATTTCCAAACCTCCCAAACCGGGTGGTTGACAGATCTGCAATCCGTGTTATTATTATAATATGAACAACATAGACACAGAAAAATTAAAGACAGCCAGTTTCATCGCTGGACATCAAGAACTTTATCAATGTATAATCAATGGCGAACAGCACAGAAGCGACGAAATCAGAATGCGTATTTCTGTTTACCCGTGGGCACTGGATAATGCCAAGCAGTTCTGTCGTAGATTAAGATCACAGGCCAATCAATTTGGTTTGGTTGCAACCTGGTTCGACCAGGGACAACAGAGGCACATATCAATTCGTAAACCATCATATTCATACAAACCTCAAACTCAATGAACCAACCTAACGCAAATTTTTATGCTGACGCAAAAAAACTTTAAAAACGCAAAGGAGCAACAATGACACACAAGACAAAAAACGCAACTGAATTCTATAAACAATACGGTATGACGATGGCAGAGATGGGCAGACGAACGGGTGTGTCAAAAGAAGCGATCAGACTGAGATTCAAAAATGGAAAAAAAGTAGATGGACCAAATATGAAAGGGGCAGGAGCAGGAAGAAAAGCAAAAATTTATGAAGGCAAAACAATACAAGAATGGGCAAAAGAATTGAATGTTCCAATTGGGCAAATGTATCACAGAATTAGAGAGCACAATGATCCGCATTATCAACATCAACCTAGAAGAATAGAGGTTGAGGGCAAAACAATACAAGAATGGGCAAAAGAATTGAATGTTCCAATTGGAAGGATATATTACAGAATTAGAGAGCACAACGATCCGCGGTTCAAAACACGGCATTTTGTATGGACTAAAAACCAGCATAAAAACGCAGGTTGACAGATCTGCAATCCGTGTTATTATTAACATATGAAACAAAAAGAAATGATCACAATCAGAGAATATTATAACAAGCACCAATTATATGCTGAACCTGGAACCCAGATTCTGAATCCATCCTATTATGAGATCAAATATGACCAATGGATTCCTTGGTTGCGGAACATCACCATTGATGAATTCAATAGGCCTGCTTTTGGCACAATACAGGTGGCAGGAAAAACACACAAACAGGATTTGATGTCAACATTGAAAAGGATACACCACAAGGCCATTGATCAAATCAATGACATCATAAGACAGAAACAGAAAAAGGAGAAACAAAGAACGGACATCGTGGATGGTAGGAAGGGTTATTATTGGAGAAAACGGAGATACAAAACCAAGCCTCTACATCAAGATTTAGAATATTTAAAATTGCTTGAAAAACTTTTAAAGGACAGCGAACAATGGGAGATCGTCTGTGATGAATATGATATGGTCATCGCTAAAAAATTAAAATGGAGACACCCGTATGCCAAGGATCTGCGAGCCAGATTGCTGTTGTTGAAAATACAAAACAGCGACAAACCACCCAGCATAGGTTGACGGATCACAGAGATGTGCTACAATTAAGATATGAAACTGAAAAACATAGTCAAAAGGATACACTTCAAACACAAGACCAAGATAGTTGATGTGATCACAGCACCACAGATACATCCAGATGCCAAAATGGGCCAGTGTTGGGGAGTGGCTATGCAGGCCTGCCGTGAAATACCAGGCACACAAATGGTGCAGGGTTATATGATACAACCCTGTGATCGTTCATTGAGGCCAACGGCGGACGCACTGGTGCTCAAACACTACTGGAACAAGACCAGGGGCCAGTTCATAGACTATTCACCGCTCATTTCCCACGATGCTATCTATGTGTTGGACCAACATCACCCAGTCAATCAAAACTGGAGCGAATGGTTGGCTGAAGACGATTACCAATACTTCACATTGAACGAAGGCCTTTCAGGACCAACCGCTGAAGAACTGGAGCGATTGTCTGTGAAAGTGTCTGAATTAGAAGCACAAGGCATCAGATAAAAACCCATTGACAAGCACCCTTCTTTGAGTATATAATAAATAACACGCACTATGAGGAAGAACGCAAAAACACCGGAGCAGAAGATCGAGGAGTTCTGGAGCAGGGTTGACACCACTGGAGAGTGTCATCTCTACACCGGATCCCTGGACGCACACGGTTATGGCAATTTTTGCAAAGGACCACCCCAACCGCTACAGGTCAAGGCACACCGATTCGCCTATGAACTGCACACGGGCCGATCATATCCGCCCTGGAGGCCAGTAGGACATATCTGCGCCAACAGGCATTGTGTCAGGATCGAACACCTGAAATTGGGGCGGGAGAAACCCAAGGAGCATTTCCTCAACAGGCAGAGAGGACCAAGGCCGGAACTCTGGAAGCACGGACCATCGGAGGAATTGAAGGCCTTGAATATGGCGTTCCTGAGGGCCAGATGCCAGGCCAGATATCGGAAAGAGATCTGGCAGATGACCTTTGACGAATTCGTCGAGAGATGGGCGGGCAGGCACTCGGAGACAGGAATCAAGAGCACCTGCACCGTTATGGTGAGGACCGACCCAGAGGGTGTATGGAGCCTTGAAAACACTATGCTGACCAACAGGGGCAAAAATCAAGGCAGGATGATGCGCCTCAAGAAAGAAAAAAACCTGCCCTGGACACACAGATTCAACCACAAGGAGCAAAATGAAACAGACACTGACTGATCAAGAGATCAAAACATTGGCGGCCATAATAGAGAGTTGCACACAACGAGGTGCATTCAGGGCCGCTGAATTGGTGCCAGTGGGCAACCTATTCAATAGGCTTATCTCATTGATAGAAAAACCCAAAGACACAGATGGCGACAACAAGGAATTACCAGAAAAAACTTAAATATTCAGAGAGCCACATCTACGCCCCAGTTGTCGGGCTATCTCCAGGGGGTGTGGCTTTCTTGACACAGGCAAAAAAATTTGTTAAAATAACAATATGAGCAAAAAGAAAAAAAGATTCAACAAAGATCCAGTGTTTGATCCCAACGCCACGGTGTATTTGACCGGAGTGTCATTGCCAACACAGAGCAGGATGAACACACTACAGGTCAATGGTGAGACCGTGAGCAGTATCTACCACGAGGTGTATGTGGACATCAACAGGATCGGTAACACACAGACGGCAAAAAGTTATGTGGACGTGTCAATGGACAATTTCAAGGAACAAAATTGGCCCAACAGGATAAAATTTTTGAATGCAAAATTCATAATAGGTGGCAGGGGAGTTTTGAGGCAGAACAAAGATGGTGGTGTGTATCTTGATTGTGATCATTTCCATCCAGATATGGTGTATAATGAAGATGGCACGGCGATACATCCAGATTGGCCTGCAATAAATGTTTCAACCAACAATCATTTCACCACTATGTTTTCGTATGAATAAGACCGAACACACCAAAACAACAAATCTCAATGATGATCCAAAAAAAATATTAGAAGATCTAAACATCGGTGGTCATTTCGAGGCACATTATGATGCCTTGCGTGGTTGGCAGATAGCCACGGTCTACAAAGGCAAGAGTTATCTTGTTGATTGTGTTGAAGATAAAAGCAAAGTTTTCATTTATCAATAAATAACTATACAAGTTCAAATTTCGGAGGATCAAAATGCCAACAAAGGCAAAAATTATTACAAGATCGGCGACATCATCGAGCGTGTCAGCGGACAACCTTGGTAAGGGGTCAGAACTTACATTCAATGAACTCGACAGCAATTTAATTAATTTACGTGATGCTTCAATTGGTTTCGCATCAGATGACAGCACCACAACAAGTTTGACGATGGGAGACACCCTGAAGATAGCGGGTGGAACAGGTATCACGACAGCGGTATCAGGAGACACATTGACAATCACATCAAGTGGTGGCTCATTGGGAGACCTGACAGCCACAGGCTCAACAATACAATCACCATCAAACGCAGACATAACACTTGAACCAGGCGGAACGGGTGACATACACTTAAAAACAGATTCAAATTCAGATGTTAAGATTGGTGAAGTTACATCAAACAATTATTTCAGTTTTCTACCAGGTTCAGGGATATTCAGATGGAACTCAAGTGGTTCAACTGATTTGTCTATTAGCCATAACAACGGTGGATCTGTCACAATATCAGAAGCAGGTGGAACTGGAGCAATTACGATTGCACCAACCACAACAAATGCTACCATTTTTGGGTCAGGATCACACAACGCAACTTTAACTTCCAATGGTGCACACGATTTAATACTAAACACAAATTCAGGAACCAATGCAGGTTCAATAACTTTGACGGATGGCGCGAATGGTGACATCACTATTGCGTGTAATGGAACTGGTGAAATAGTTGCAAACTCACCTGTCAGTGTGGCAAGCACTTTGGCAGTGACGGGAGCATCAACGCTCGGTGGTATATCGATAGACGACAATGAAATTGCTACAACGGCTTCAAACGCAAATTTAGAATTAAAAACATCAGGATCTGGAAACGTAACAATGAGCCGGGCAGAGATAACTGGCGGAACTATTACAGGAATAACAGACCTGGCTGTCGCGGATGGCGGAACAGGTGCATCAAGTTTCACAGCAAACGAAATATTGAGGGGTAATGGCACAAACCAAATAACAACCAACTCATCTTTGACATTTGATGGATCAACATTGGCAGTGACAGGTGCCGCTACCGTGTCAACAACATTGGGAGTGACAGGTGCATCTACATTGGATGGTATAATAGTAGAAGATCACACAATTAGAACACACAGATCAAATGACAATTTAATTTTAAGCACAGCAGGATCTGGTGTCATACACACATTAGATTCAATTATAGGTATAGGTGACCAGACAGGAGGAAACATAATCCTCACAGACCAAGCAGATGGAGACTTCCAAACATCATCTGGTGGAAGTCCAGGTATGTTGAATCCATCTGGACTACAGGTTGATTCAGCAGGTTCATTCCATTATTCACAACTTATCTTAAACAATTTTTCAACCAATGCCCACAACGCCCTTTGGACAACAAGATCAAGAACAAACACGCACGGTGCTAATGCATTCCTAAATTCGGGTGATGTCATATTCCAATTCTTTTCAGCCGGTTGGAATGGAGATGTCGATGGGACTGGTTATTTCTCTGCCAACGCACAAGTTGATATGTTCGCATCAGAGAACCACTCTGCTACAAACAGAGGTGGTGGAATCAATATGCAAACCATCAACACAGGTTCGGCATCAGGTGCCACAACAAAATTAGAAATAATGGACAATGTAGTTGTCAAAAATCCAAAATCAGGAGATGCATTGACGGTCACAGGTGGTGCAGGCATAGACTTCGTGCAGATAAGTGGAAATGAAATTACAACCAATGCCTCAAATGCTGATTTGGAGATCAGTGCCAACGGCACAGGACAGATACAACTATCACCAAACGGTGCCACGGTTGATGCTGTGTTTTCAGACAATGGCAGATATGACTTTGGTGCCAACAGGATATTCTCTGAACAGGACGCAGATGCCAATTCAATATTCTCATCGTCAGCGGACAGAAGATATTCAAATGGTGATTTCGTATCAGTTTCATTAGCAAGTTCAAGTTCAAATTCACACGCAAGATGGAGATCAGGAACATTCTCATTGATTGATATGAAGGGTCATTCCATAACATCATCAGCGAAATACTTCAAAGGTATTGTGACTCGTTATGCTGAAAATATGGTTGAAAACAGCAACACATCAACAGCATCCACATTGAACAATGTCACAGGAATGTATTCATCACTGAACACACAGGGAACGGACAATGGTGGTGGATTGACGATAACTTCAGGTTATGGTTTTGTATCAGACATTTTCCTTGGAGAAGGAACATCAGAGACGGTGGCTATGACCAATGCCTATTACAATTCAGTGCAGGGTTCATCAGGTGGTGGTGCGATCACAAACGAATATGCCTACCACATTGAGGATGCATTGAGTGGCACGAACAAATATGCTTTCTGGGATGAATCAAATTCACTATCAATGTTTGGTGCTGTTATATTACAGAACCAATCAGGTGATCCATCAGGTGTCACTGACACATCACACATCTACGCAAAAGATGATGGAGGATCATCGGAAGTCCACGTAAGAGATGAAGCAGGAAACGTTACAAAGATATCACCACACAACCAACAAGGTGAATGGGAATTCTATTCGAAGAACACAAAAACTGGCAAGACCGTTAGAATCAATATGGAACGGGCAATCCAAGTATTAGAAAAATTATCTGGTGAAAAATTAATAGAAGGAGAGTAGCACAATGGCTTATCCTACTGTCAAGGCAACCACAACCCACTTAGACCAGGGGTCTGATAGCCCAAGCCAAGCGAGGGGACAATTAAAACAAAATGTTGACAACGTCAACGCATTGATAGATCATTTCAATGGCACAGGTCCTATATCAATACAAGGAAATGAAATAACATCAACAAGGTCCAATGATGACCTTATATTACAGGCATCAGGCACAGGCAAACTTTCATCACCTGAAACAGTGAACTTCCACACAGTGGGTAGAATGCTAATCACGGATCAAACAGCAGGAACATTCTCAACTGAAAGCAGTAGTTCAATAGGAATGTTATACAACAACGGAATACAGGTTGAAGCCGCAGGAAATTTTGAATATCCTGCTTTGGTTTTAAAAACGCATTCTGTCAATGGATATCCAAACATATGGGCATCCAGATCAAGGAACAACACATTTGGAAACAACACACATTTAAATTCTGGTGATATAATGTTTAGATTTTTTGGTGCTGGATTTGATGGCACTGACTATAACACAGGTCATTGCACAGTGGATTTTATGGCGGCTGAAAATCACGATGGTTCGGCACAAGGTGGAAAAATTGTTATGTCTACAACTACCAATGGAACAAAAACTTCAGCGGCAAGACTGACATTGAATGATTCTGTGCATTCAGAAGTTGAAATGGTTTTTGAAAAAAATTACAAAGAAAACGTAAATGCGATATCTGCCACTTCAGGTAGTGTTAGTGTTGACACATCATTGGCACCTGTCCACACGATGACATTGAACAACGACACAACATTTACTTTCACAAATATGACCGCAGGCACATCTGCATTATTGATAATCAAAATTAATGCTACAGACAAGACAGCAACTTTTACATCAGATGGATCAACATCAGTAAAATTTTCAGGTGGTGCACCAACACTGACCACATCATCAGGACAAATCGACTTGGTGAGCGTGTTTTTTGATGGCGTAGATCATATCGGTGCGATATCACAAGGATTAAGATAATGCCTTTAGGTAGTAGGTTCTTGACCAGTAAAGGGGAACCCCATCCTCCAATAACAACTTTAACATTTGATTCACCACAGGGTGCTGGATCATCACAACCACAACATTTTCCCACCGTCACTATTAGTGGCGACACGGCAGGCAACACAGTGAACGGCAACGGCACCTACAATGGAAGTGACACAAGGGATCTTGCCGCGGGTATATTAGGTGGTCCCAACCATCCTATATGCGTGCCATTGACTGAAAACAGAACATATGTTTTGAGATTGAGAAAGACCACACACTCAATCATATCTGGAGGGACTCATTCCACAGCATCATATCCTTACACAGACACAATGCCAAGACTTTCAACAACGAAAGCAAACTCAAGCAGTGAAACTGATGTGGTGGCATCAAGACCAAGAATAGATTTTTTTTATGGCAGGATAAGAGATGATGGAGGAGGATTCGCTTACAATTCAGGTGATCCAACTACCGTATTCCAATTGCACAACCACGATAGGTCATCAGATGTGGTCAGTGGAACCAATCCATATATCCACACATTCAATTTCACATCAACAGATGCAGGCAACTCAACAGGTGACAATGCTATGGTCAATGACACATTGACTCTGTCGCAGACTTTTACAGTGGCAAGTGGAGACAATGATGTTGTAGGCCTAAATCAATTCACTGCAAAAGGTCTTGTTTTACAATATGACATCACAAACACTGGATTGGGTGTTGCAGGTGATCTCACTCTTGAATTGTTCACACTATAAGATAATGGAAATCCTAAAATACCATAAATATATTTTAACAAATTAAAGGAGACAAAAAAAATGTCCGCAGCGTCAACGTTCTTGGAAAATGAACTTCTTGATCACGTATTAGGCGAAGGTGCAAGAAACTATACCCCACCTACTCTTTATGTTGCATTGTTTTCTGGCCCAGCGTCAGATGTATCAGCGGCATTGGAATCAGGCACAATGGCTAATAGTGCAGGCAATTGGGGAAACTTCGAAATAAACACAGGTGGCTATGTGAGACAATCTATAAACTTTGCGGCGGCATCGAATGGACAAGCATCTTCAAATGTCACCATTAATTTTCCACAAGCAACAGCAAACTATGACAATCCGGCAGGTTCAGGGTCCACTGTAAGTTATGTGGCAATAATCGATCAAGTTGATGATGGATCAACTACTGCAAACGTTCTCTTTTATGGTGCTTTAACAAACGCCAAAGAAATCCTACAAAACGATACATTATCAATACAATCTGGATCTTTAACTGTAAGTCTCGCATAAGGAGGTAGTCAATGGCCATCAAAGAAGCCTTTGAAGGACAAGATGATTACACTTGGGATGATTTTGGTCTCGTAGACAGGTCGTGGGATGATTGGTTTGCAGACAAATGGGAACCAGGTGGTGTATTTCAAATTAAAAGTGATCAAACTACGTTTGGCAAGTTTGGTATCCACTCAAGCATTACAGGTTCATTCACAGCAGACTTCAGACCGGGATTCATCTTCCAATCAGGCACGGTTTCTATTCCACTTGCGTTCAGCATAAGCACATCAGGAGCAGGTGGTGTAACAAGGGCAAGTGTATCAAATCTTACAGGTGTTTTCACACAGACATCAAATGCAAATGTTGATTTCACGGGCAATATTGATATCACAGATGCTTTCACACCCATATTCACCGCCGTAGTAAATGTTAAATCTGCACAACTGATAATAGACCTTGTAACAAGTTTGACAGTAACTACTTCGAGGCATAGAGAATTAACACCTGAAGAATTTGCAAGTGTTTTATTATTCAAAGAGATACCTATAGCAGATCCTTTCAATGCAATCAAGGCTTTACAGGAAACAAGGATATTGAAAGCAGTGGCTGAAACAAGATTGGCCACACCTTTTACAGAAAATAGATTGTTGAGTGCTTTGATAGAAAGCAGGATAAGACAGGTTGGTTCTGAAACAAGAAGTCTATCTATTGGACCGGAAACACGCACACACGATGTTATAATCGAGTCAAGAACATTGAAAGTGCCTGTAGAAACAAGAATACATAATATAAAATCTACAAAAAGATTAAATAACATAATACAAGAAACAAAGGTGTTAACGGTGGACTCGGAAAACAGAATAATTACAATAAAAAGGCAACCTTTCACAGATGGTGAGAGCCTTATAAGGGTAAGAGGAGAATAAAATGGCAGACTTGACGGGTGCTAGATTCGATAATAAAGGATTACATTTTATCAAAGATCCGGATGCAAATTTAGTTTATGGTATTGATTGGACGAACTATCTCAACACAGGCGATACTATTTCAAACAAAGATGTGACAATCGAAACAATAACAGGAGATAGTGCACCTTTGGCATTTCCAACAAATGAATCCACAGACGTATCAGTCTCTGGAAACAAACAGGTCAATATTAGACTGAATGGTGGGACCGTTGGCAACGAATACAATGTTGATGTAAAGATAATCACAGCAAACGGTGACACTGACTCAAGAAGATTTAGAATCATAGTCAAAAGGAAACATCTATAATGAAGAAAAAACATTATAAGTTAGACAAAGAATTAATTAAAAAACTTGCCACTATCCATTGCACATATCAAGAGATTGCGGACGTTGTGGGAACATCCACAACCACATTGGAAAAAAGTTATAAGGATCTCATAGAGCACGGTAGGGCAGAAGGTAAGAAAAGCCTAAGAAGAAAACAAATGGAAGTCGCTTTGGAAAAAGGTGATGTAAGAATGTTAATTTGGTTAGGACGAAACTTATTAGATCAAAAAGATTCTCCTGAAAACACTGAAAATAATCAGCCACTTCCTTGGGCTGAATAATTACATTTACAAATGAAATTGTCAGAACCGCAGAAGCGGATTGCATACGATAAGAGTAGATTCAAAGTCTGGGTAGGCGGACGTAGGACAGGAAAAACAACCTTATCAATCAGAGAACTTTGTTACACAGCAAAAGAACCAAACAAAAATTGCATAGCAGTATTTCCATCTTATCGTCAAGCCAAGTCCGTTGCTTGGGTGATGTTGAAGGACATTGTCCACAAATTAAAATGGGTAAAAAGCATCAATGAAGCGGACCTCACGGTGGTTCTGAAAAACAATTCAAGAATAAGTTTGAGAGGTGCAGAAAATTCAGATGCACTACGTGGAATTTTTTGTGACATAATTTGTTGTGATGAAACGAGTGATATACCTGAAGAGGCTTGGTTTTCTGTTTTGAGGCCTACGCTATCTGACAGGAAAGGTCGTGCTTGTTTTTTTGGAACACCAAAAGGTCGTAATTGGTTTTTTGATCTATACCAAAAAGGACAAGATCCAACAGAAAAGGAATGGAGTTCATATCTCGTAACAACAAAACAGGGCGGTTGGGTTGATGATGAAGAACTGGCACAAGCAAAGAAAGATTTGGACAGCCGAACGTTTCAACAGGAATATGAAGGCACGTTCCTCACCTGGGCAGGAGTGGTGTATTACGCAATGGATCTACAACACAATGTAAGGAGATTTGAATTACCAGATGACGTAACGGTGTTGCACATAGGACAAGATTTCAATATTGATCCCTGTGTGGCTATTGTGTGTTTTATCAAAAACAATATCATCTATGTGTATGACGAGATACAAATATGGAGTTCAAACACAGACGAGATATGCACAGAAATACATCACAGGTATCCAAACAAAAAAATATTTTCATATCCAGATCCATCAGCAAAGGCCAGACGTTCATCATCTGGTGGAAGGACGGATATTTCAATTTTACAAAACAATGGCTTCGTGGTGAAGGCACCAAACAAGGCTATGCCAATCAGAGATAGGATCAATGCCGTCAATTCCAAATTGTGTTCATCCGCAGGAATAAGAGGGATGATTATACATCCAAATTGTAAAAATCTATTAAATACACTTACAAAGCAGGTGTATAAAGAAGGCACATCAATACCTGACAAAAGCAGTGGACTTGATCATCACGGAGATGCTTTAGGTTATTTGGTGTCCTATTTGTATCCTGTTACAACAAATTATGAAGGACCTGAACAAAGCAGATTCACAGTAAGGACAAGGACAAACAATGGCAGAATTTAGCACAGTCAACAGAGATCCAAATTTACCCAATTACGATTTTGGACTTCCAACACACCCAGAATACAGGAACTATATCCGAAGATGGAAATTCCTTATTGAATCATATCTTGGTGGAGCAAACTACAGATCTTCACAATACCTCACAAGATACATCTACGAAAGTGAAAATGAATACCTACAGAGAATAGCACAGACTCCATTGGACAATCACGTGAAGAGCGTGGTGCACATTTTCAATTCATTCTTGTTTAGAAATGAACCAGAAAGAGATTATGGATCTATCGCAGGACCTGAATTAGAACAATTCCTTAAAGATTGTGATATGGACGGCAGGACTTGGGAATCATTTATGAGAGATGTAAATATTATGGCCAGTGTGTATGGACATTGTGCGGTGCTTGTGGATAGACCAGAAACACAAGTTGGAACAAGAGCAGAAGAACTTCAACAAGGTATTAGACCTTATGTCACACTTTACACCCCAGAGAACATCATTGATTGGAACTGGAACAGACTTCCATCTGGACACTATGAATTAGAGTATGTAAAATTTTTAGAACCTGAAGAATTAGGCACATATGCCGCGGGTAGATATTACATAAGAACTTGGACAAAGGATATGATCCTTTTAGAAGAATACAATGACCAAACAAAAAACAAACCAATATTAGTAGAAGAAAAAATTAATCCATTAGGCAAGGTTCCTGTAACTTGGGTGTATGCAAATAGATCACCCATTAGAGGAATAGGTGCCTCGGATGTTGGTGATGTGGCGGATATGCAGAATGCAATCTATAATGAGTTGAGTGAAATAGAACAACTTATAAGAATATCCAACGCACCCTCACTTGTGAAAACAAGAGACACAGACGCATCAGCAGGTGCAGGATCAATCATAACAATGCCAGAAAATTTAGATCCAGGACTTGCTCCGAGATTGCTCCAACCAAACGGACAGAACTTGGATGCAATATTGAAAACAATCGAAAGCAAAGTAAAAGCAATAGACAGAATGGCTCATATGGGGTCCATTAGGGCCATAGAGTCTCGCCAGATGTCCGGAATTGCTATGCAATCAGAATTTATTTTGTTGGATGCAAAACTTTGTGAGAAAGCAAAAAATTTACAACTTGCTGAAGAACAGATTTGGAGAAACTGGGCATTATGGCAAGGACAAGTATTCGACGGAGAAATAAATTATCCAATGGCGTTCCATATCAGAGACAAGAATCTAGATATGGACCTATTACAGAAGGCGGCCGCAACACAGAGAGATTCAGCGACTGCCACACCAGCCGTTAAAACAATGTTAGATGAGAGAGTAAAAGAATTACTTGCCATTGACGACGAAGAAATGGAAAAGATAAAACAACCAGACACAACAGGAATGACACATCCACCAATGGCTAATCCTGCTGATATGGTGAAACATATGAGGGAAATGATTTCACAAAATTACACAGACTCTCAAATTTTAGAATTACATCCTGAAATTAATCAATTCTTTGGAGCAGACAATGGCGAAGAGACGAGCAGTTCCTAAAGATAAATCCACAGGCATTCCAAAAAAATATTTGTCTGGCGTGAAAGGCAGACGGAGAAGAATGCTTGCCAATGCAATAAATCAAATATCTCGTTTGGCCAAAGCAGGCAAAAGGATCCCACAGAGTTTGATTGACAGGAGGGTGAATCTTGGCTACAAAAAATAGAGCGAAACCACTTTCGAAAACAACCACAAAAATTTTAAGAGACAAAGCAAAGAAGAGCGTGTATTCATTTGCAACTTTGAAAAAAGTTTTCAGGAGAGGACAGGGTGCCTTCCTTACCGCTGGTTCAAGGCCGGGAATTGGAATGCAACAATGGGCTATGGGCAGAGTGAATTCATTTATTAGAGGTTCAAGGAAACACGACACTGACTTAAGGAGAAAGAGATGAAGTTCATAAAAAAGATAAAGGAAATGGTTGAGAAGCAAAAAATAAAAAAAGAATTAAAGGATAAAATCACAGAAGAAGAAAAGAAACATCAAGAATTGGTAGAAAGGTTAAGGAAGAAAGATCCATTTATCTACAAATGAAAAATTACAACAAACTAAAATTAAAGATATCCCGTATTGAAAAAATGGTCAAGTCTATAAATGATAAAACGACTATTAAGGTGAAGTGTTGGTGTGAACACTGGGCTGGATGGTGGGCATCTTTAATTAAAAAAATGAAAGGAGGAAAAACCAATGCCACACAAAAGAGGACACAAAAAAGGCGGTAGAAGAGGCGGCAAGTCTATGAGACGAGGCGGTGCCAAAACTTCTATGAGAAGAAAAGGTGGAAGAAGAGGTTAATTGGACTGAATATTTCGCCAGCATAGTTTCTGTCTGTCCTTGGTCAAAAGCATATTGGTCTAAACAAAAGATTGATGTGTGTGAATGGACAGGTAGTATACAACCTTTGGGTGAGAACGTAGCGAGAATATACAAACATCCAAGGGCCAGTGCAAGATTACTAAAAAAAATTATGCACAGGATGAATGACGAGAGACCAACAGAAGAATGGTTATACTCTCATCCAAGATATGGAGGTCATTCAACTCCTGTGCCAGTATTGATACAACAAGATTATGAACTGCTACAAAAAGCAAGAAAAAGTAAAATTGAAAGTAAGTAAAGTAGATATGCGTTTGAACACACCCGCATACAGAAGATGGAAACAGGGTGACAAGAGATATGTCGCAGAACAAGGAGTAAGTTAATGCCAAGACCAACAGCACAGATGAGAGCAAATGCCAAGAGGGCATTGAGTTTGAGAGACAAAGCACCATCGAGCAGAAAAGGAATGACTTCAGTTGGATTGCAGAGGGCAAATCAATTTGCCAAAGGAGAAAATGTTTCATTGGCTACCGTTAGGAGAACATTCAGTTTCCTATCAAGAGCAAAGGCCTACTACAAGCCAGGCAAGAACACTCCAGGCACACAGGCGTATCTTGGTTGGGGAGGCAATGCCGGTTTGAGTTGGGCAAGGAGAATATTAAAAAAATGATAGGTGAATTAGATGGCAGGTGTAAAGAAAAGCAAAGGTCAACAGACCTATCATACAAAATTTTACAAGGATGGTCAGGAGTGGCGACCTGCGAAAGTGGTTGCTCCAAAGATGTTTTCAAAAGGAACTAAAAGTTATATGGCGGCACAATCAGTGCAGACCGGAGACCTATACAAAAATTCACACGGTAGAGTTGCTCCGTGGCACAGCATACAATTCACCAGCATCAAACCAAACAATTTAGATTAATGAAAAGAAGATTATATAGGCATCCTGTGGAGTCAGCAAGACACGAACAATTCAAAAATTTATGTTTGGAATATTTTTCCAATCACGAAAAGTTAATGAACAATCCATCACAGAGATTTGCAACCAGGGCCAGGAAGGCCTTGATAAAATTAAAAAAAGTTGCCCACGAAAGGGGATTGGAACTTTTAAGTTTGTATGCTCCTTCGCAAAATGAAGGAAAGGAACCAATCAATCCATTTAACTACAAAGATGGCCGGGCAAACGGTAAATACAATTAACGAGGGACAATCCAAACCTTGAACAACAAAAAGGAGTAGTTTACGATGGAACAAACACAAACATCGCCAGACAATACACAACAGGTCACTGAGCCAGTTGCAGAAGTCTCAAAAAATACGACACCTCAGGGAACGGTTGAATCGACAACTGACAAAACATATTCTCAATTTGAAGTTGATGCTATTGCGGCTGAGATCCGTAGGAAAGCAGAGCAGAAGGTATCAAAGAAATTTGAGGGCGTGGATGTCGAGCATTACAGGTCTTTGATTGCCAAAGAAGAAAATGAAAAACTTCAGAAGCAAAAGGAGAAGGGTGAGTTTGAAACGATCTTGAAAGAGCAGGCTGAAAAGTCACAACAAAGGATCCAACAACTTACTGGTGAACTGACAAAGATAAAAGTGGATGGGGCATTGATTAATGCCGCGTCAACTATGAAAGCGATCAATCCTGATCAAGTTACACAACTTTTGAGGGACAGGATCAAGATGTCAGACACAGGAGAAGTTGAAGTTGTTGATCCGAGATCAGGTCAAGCAAGATACACTGAAAAAGGTGCGCCTATGTCGGTCCAAGATGCCGTTAAGGAATTCTTGAATTCCAATCCGCATTTCGTTGCCGGAGGCCCAGCAGGAGGTGGATCCCAATCCAACACAAGACAGAGTGGTGCTAATAATGTTGATGTGACCAAACTGGATATGAACAATCCAGAGCATAGAAAACAGTATGCTGAGTGGCGAAAGACACAAGGCTACTAAACATTAACCTAAATAAAAAGGAGTTAGCACAATGGCTAATGAAACTACAACAACTACTTTGAATGATCTGATATCACCGATCGTTCAAGAGGCTATGTTTGTTGCAAGTGAAACTGCGATTATGCCAGGTCTTGTAAAACAATTTACAGTTCCAGCAAATGCAGGTAAGGTTCTTCAAGTTCCGATTTACTCAGCACAAACAATATCAAGTGACGTTGGTGAGAACAGTGATTTATCAAACACTCAAATCTCAACTGACAAAGCAGACATCACTTTAACTGAAGCAGGTATAATGACTACATTGACTGATATGGCGAGAAACCATTCAGTATCAAATGTTGTTGCTGACCTTGGTAAGTTATTTGGTGAAGCAATCGCAAAAAGACACGACAGAGCATTAACAGGTCTATTCTCATCTTTCTCATCTCAAATTGGTGAAGATTCAGATGAAGTAGAAGTTAAGGATCTATTCGAAGCATATGCGACGTTAAAAGCAAATGCAGTTCCTGGACCATACGTTGGTGTGTTCAATCCAAAAGCAATTTACAATGTTAAAAAAGCATTGACAAACACTTTTGTGAATCCGAATGCGTCAAATGTTGCGAACCAGGCAATGACTGAAGGCTTCATCGGAAGAATCGCAGGTATCGACATTTTTGAAACATCAAATGTTGTTGAACCTTCTTCAGGTGTGGCGATCAATGCTGTATTCAGCAGAGATGCTTTGGGTGTTGCGATAGCAGACCAATTAAAAATTGAAACACAAAGAGATGCTTCTTTAAGAGCAGATGAAATTGTTGCTTCTACAAGATACGGTGTATCTGTATTACACAATTCATATGGTGTTCAATTAAAAGGTGATGCTACAATCAACTAATATTTGATTTACATCATTCCCCTAAAAAGAGCGGCTTTAATCGGTCGCTCTTTTTTTTTGCCTAAATAAAATTATGACAATCATTTGGTTCAATGGTCCTTCGGGTGTCGAATTGATGGCGAGCCTGCCACGACAACCTTTTGAGATAGGTTGTAATCTCATACAAAACAACAGAGATGTGGATGTGGTCTGTGCCTATGACGTAGACACAGTGACTAAGATTGAAATCAAACCAAACACTGAATATTACACCAGAGAAGAAGCCGCACACAGCAAATGGAACATTATAAATGACCATATTATCAAATCAACAAACTCCGGCCTGTTGGCCTGTTATGTTGCCAAAATTAAAAAACAATTTCCAATCTACATATTGGGTTGTGATTGGGGTCTCACAAAGATAAGCATATTTGAAAAAGAATATATGCACACAAAACCGCAAAGGAAGTATTGGCAGGCACATAAAAAATTTATTTCAACATTGTTTGATGGTTTGCCTGTGTATGTGGTCAACGATCAACAACCAGATATCAATTTACCTATCATTTCCGTAAAGCAGTTCATATCTGCAATTCAAATAAATAACAATAGCAGGAAGGACCTGCAACAAACAAGGAAGGACCTTTAAATGGCGCAATTTAGCACTGACTCAGATCTTTTAGAGTTTGAGCCCGATATAAAAAACTACGGTATTCAAGACTTTGAAACTGATCCAAACTTACACGAAAAATCCTACGATGATATCATACGTCTGTTGAACATCAAATGGGCACCCACATATGGACTTGGAAGATACGATGCTTCTGTTCTTGGTGCCAGCATCATTGATGTTGATCCAAACAAGATACAGACATCACAGTTCAAGAGAGCGAGTGTGTATCACGTGTTGGGACATTACATCTATCCGAGATTATCTACATTCGATCCTGCTGGTGATGCCTTCCGAGAAAAAATGAATTATTACGTGAACAAATTCAATGAAGAGTTTGATTTCATTCTTCAAGAAGGTGTAAAATATGATGCTGATTCAGATGGCACAATAGCCGACTCTGAAAAGCAAACATATTATCACAACAGATTACAGAGATAATGGAAGATGTCAGCAAGAGAAAACATAGCAAAAAATATTGTCCAACAACTTGAGAATATGTCTCCACCTGCCCCAGGCAAGGTATCGAGAGAATTCTTTGATGTCACAAAATTAGCGATAACACAATTTCCTGCTATTCTTGTTGTGACTTCAAATGAGACAAGGACAGACATTTCAACAGATTTACGAGAAGCAGTTATAGAATATCAATTGAGGTCATATGTGAGAGGCACACAGATAGACACATTGAGAAATGAATTGGTTGAGAACATCGAAGAGACATTGGAGGTCAGCAGAGACAGAGACATAAGTCAATCAATCACGAACATCCATAACGTGACAACACAAATAACAAACATTGAAGTGATAGACAGAGAACTGCCTTTGGGTGAGGTTGTCGTAACCTGTCAAGTCACTTACAGATACGCGAAAGGAACTTTATAATGGCAGTAACTATGTATAAAGGAAAAGATTCTAAGGTTGTCAATAACCGAGAGGTTAGGCAACATAGAAGAGACGGTTGGACCTATAAACCATCCAAAACGGATCTACAACAAAAAATAACAAGACCGAAGAAGCCAAGGGCAACACTCAAGGCGACTCCGGCTGTTGAAAAAGTTGTGGAACCAAAAATAAACATCGATCTTCCAGGTCCGGAAGATTTCAACCTAAACATAAAGGAGTAGGAAAATGGCAGTTAATACAGGAACCTATACCGGAGAAGCAGGCGTCGTGAAGTTTTCAGATGACGGTTCAGCCGTTGCGGCTGTGGCCAGTGTGAGATCTTTTACGGTGGAGCAATCTATGGACACTTTGGAAGACACAGTAATGTCATCAGATGGTGCGTTCAGAACTTACAAAGGTGGTTTATCAACTTTCTCTGGAACAATAGATTGTTATCTTAGAGATGATGATGATGCACAAAGATCGTTCTTCACGTCAATAGGAAACAACGCGGCGGCTATCGAGTTATATCCGTCAGGTGAATCAACTGGTGTAAAACTAACCGGAAACGTTTTGATAACTTCACATTCAATATCGGCTTCGTTCGATTCTATGACGGAAGTTAGCATATCTTTCACCGGCAGTGGTGCACTAACTCGAACGGATTTATAATTTTAAATTATGATTTCGATTCAAGTCAAAGGAGTTGAAAAGGCCGGCAGGGCCATATTCAAGAAATTGGATGACCTTGTCAGCAAAGTATCCCGAGATGCGTTTGCTGAAGCAAAACGTATCACACCGGTCCGATCTGGTCGAGCCAAAAAATCTTGGAGACTGGAAAAGAAAGGCAAGTTTAGCACGGAAGTAGTAAACCGTGTTCCATACGCCGCCCGATTGGATGAAGGATACTCTAAAAAAGCGCCACGAGGTATAACTCGGCCAGCCTCGAAGGCAGTTGCAAAACGTTATAGATAAAGGAGATAATAGACAATGAACAAAGCAACAATGATGAGTAAAATCACTAATCACTATCAAACAGCGATCAGTGATGCAAATATGCACAAGATCCACATCAAAGAATGGGATATGGATATCTATTTTAGAAACACATATTCATTCAAAGATGAGGCGAGAGTAGTTGAACTACAGAGCCAAGGAAAAGTGGTAGAGGCACTCGTAGAAAGTCTTATTGTGAAAGCGAGAGACAAAGAAGGCAAAAGGATATTCCAGGATGCCGACAGAGTCACACTTTTGAATGAGGCTGACCCTGCTGTGATCACCAGAGTATGCACAGCGATTTCAAATGCTAATTTGAGATTAATAGGTGACAAAGCAGTAAAGGAATCGAATCCAACACAGAGTTAAGACTGCTTTTGATGTTGGCCGATAGGCTCCACAAGAGCCTTGAGGAGATAATGCAGTTGTCAGTGTTGGAGATAGATCTGTGGTTGGGATACCTAAGGATCGAACAACAAGCCGCCAGCAGGCAAATGAAGAACTTGAAGGGTAGGAAAAAATGAGTCAACAAATTCTATTAGCGATCAAGGCACAGGATCGTGAAATTAAAAGACTCACTGGAGAGGTCAATAGATTAAAAGGATCAATAGGTGGTATTGGGCCTATAGCCAAAGTTGCGGCTGGAGCCTTGGGTGCCATTGGACTTGTTTCACTTGCCAAAAATGCTGTAAACACAGCGGCCAGATTTCAGGATCTACAAACAACTTTAGCATCAGTAACTGGATCAACCAAGGCAGGTGCAGAAGCATTTGAATTTATAAAAGAATTATCAACTTCAACCCAATTCGGCATTGAAGACCTTTCCAAAGCATTTATAAAATTAAAAGCGGCTGGCATCGAACCAAATGTTGAACTTCTTACAGTTTTCACAGACACAGCGGCCATAACCACAGACCAAGTCGGATCATTAGAGGCGGTAACAGACCTGTTTGCAAGAACGGTCCAAGGGGGTCTGGGTTTAGAAGAGATTGAACGATTAGGAGACAGAGGTGTTCCTGTTCTTGATATTCTTAATGAAAAGTTAGACCTTACAAGGGGTGAAATATCAGAGTTTGGTAAAAGCGCCGAAGGAGCCAAAAAACTTGTTGATGCTTTTGCGGAAGGTATCCAGGAACGATTTGGCGGAGCAACACAGAAATTATTAGGAAACCTATCAGTTCAATTTTCAAATTTGAACATAGCAATAGACAACGCCAGTTCGGCATTTGGAATGTCTCTGGCACCAGCATTGGGTGAGTCTGTTGTAGGACTAACAGAATTTATCGTAAGGAATGAAAAATTAATAGCATCAATAGGTGAAGGTTTAGGAACAGCAATACAATTCACTGTGGCAAACATTGATCTGCTCGCTTCTGCATTGGTTGGATTGGGACTTGCAGGAATCATTGTTTTATTTGGGAAATTGGCCCTGGCAATAAAAGGTGCCGCCCTGCAAATGAACATATTCAACAAGGTAGCAGGCAAGAATCCTTTTGTAAGACTTGCCACTGGTTTGTTAGCAGTAGGTAGTGCAGTAGCGACCTATGTTACACTGAACAAAGATGCAGAAGAAACACAGGATGATGTCAATGATGCAGTTGACGAGGGAACAAAATCTTACAAAAATTATGAAGATGGCATAATACGAGCGGCCAAGGCTCAAAAGAAAGCGGAAGAGCAAGCCAAGAAGAATGCCAAAGCACAAAAAGATTTAGCAAAAGCACATAGAAAAACATTCGACGAAATAATGAAGTTGAATGAGACAGAATTACAAAAACTTGCGAGACAGCAAAATGAAAAAATGAAAGAAATCAAGGATATGCTTCGAAATAGAAGCGTGTCTGAAGAAGAGGCGGCAAAAGCAAGGCTTGAGATAGAAAAATTTTATGGTGGCAAGGCCAGAGACATCAGAAACAGAGAAGCACAAGAGGCATTAGAAAAACAATTAGAAGCAAGTAGAAAGATTGAAGAGGACAGAAAAGAAAAACTTGAATTATTCAAGCAAGGCAAGTTCAAACAAGGTAGTATTGAAAGAGCAACACAAGAAGAGATGCTTGACATTGTTATTGCCACAGGATCAAGAACATTAGATATACTTGCAACACAAAACAAAAAATTCTTCCAATTACAGAAAGCAGTCAAGATTGCATCTGCTATCCAGAACACATACGAAGGTGCTACCAAAGCCTTTGCACAGGGAGGTTTCCTTGGATTTGTGACATCAGCACTTGTCATTGCGGCAGGTTTGGCACAGGTTGCACAGATACGGGCACAAACCTATCCAGGTAGAAGAAGAGGTGGTCCTGTTATGGCTAACAGTCCATTCATTGTTGGAGAAGAAGGAGCAGAGTTATTTGTTCCACAATCATCAGGCACGGTCATTCCGAACGACAGGATGGGAACAGGTGCGGTAACAGTTAATTTTAACATAAGTGCAGTTGATAGTTCAGACTTTGACGATCTATTGATGTCCAGACAGGACTTGATCGTCAGCGTCATAAACAGAGCATTAAGAGAAAGGGGGAGAGCGGCTATAACCGCGTAATATTATGAGCGGAACATTTCCAACAGCGGGTTTCACAACCCTCAACTACAACAACAATGTAACGGTGAGGCAGACCGAATCTGTCAATGGCAAAACACAGAGATCCAAGACAGGTGGCCAGTATTGGTCATTCACTTTGGAATCACCACCATTGGAGAGAGCGGCATTCAACGCCATATACAGTTTCATTGTGCAACAGGATGGATCATTTGAATCATTCACGATATCACCTCCAGTTGTTGGTTCAACAGCGGGCACGGCATCAGGTAATTTAGTGACCAAAGAAATGAGCACGGCACAGAAACAAAAAGGCAGTAGCACAATTAAATTTGGCAACAAGGCGGATGGAAGTCCAGTCACAGGCACATTGAAGGTTGGCGACTTCTTCAAATTGGCCAGCCACGACAAGGTTTATATGATTGTTGGTTCAGACATAACTTTTGATGGATCAACCTCTCCAGAGGTCAGCATATATCCACCATTGGTGCAGACCATAGACAATAGTGATGACGTCACATACAATAGTGTGCCATTCAAGGTGCATTTCACCAGTGACAGGCAAAGTTATACGGTGGATCCAAGTCTGCTATACACATATCAAATAGAAGTAAGAGAGCAACTATAATGCCCAGAGATATTGCCAGTGCTACGGTTACCAAACTTGAAGCACAAACGGTTCACATCGTCGAGTTGATACAACTGCATCTGCTGGACAGCAATGGCAATGACCGGGTTTTACAACTCAATACCGGTCCAACGGATTTGATTGTGACCACACCAACTTCAGGCACAACATTATATACGGCACAAGGCCAATTCCTGAACTTTGGATCACTGAAAGAAACTGCTGACTTGAGTGTGCCAAGTTTTGAGATTTTATTCACAGCAGTGGACACAACAACATTGGCGGCACTTGTGGCATCGGACAACAGCGGTAAGGCCATAAACGGCAGACGTGCAGTTTTCTACAGGGTGGTTTTGGACAGCAGTTATAATTTTTCCAACGACGATGTTTATATGATTTTTGATGGAACCATTGATGGTTTCAGCATCACACAGGATGACAACACAGCAACCTTAAGTTTGACCTGCACATCAAACTTCGCAAAATTTAGTATGATAAATGGAGTAAAAACAAATATGGGAAGCCAACAGACAAGATTTCCGGATGATATGGGTATGGAGTTCGCTTCTTCAATAAGACAAGATATAAGATGGGGACAACCGTAATGTATGTGAGAAAACTTAACATAAAAGATTTCAATAAATTTTATGAATTGCTTTTGAAAGCATTCACAGAAAAAGGTTTCCTTGATACAACTTTTGACAGAGAAATGGTAAACATAGAAGCCAAAAGATGCATCGTGGCCGCTGATCATTATGTGATTGGTCTGTTCGTTGATGATGTGTTGCGAGGTTTCGCTATCCTTATGTTTGGACAGAACGTCTACAACAGAGATGAATATGTGCAGGTTGATATGATTCACACTGACATTGACTACAGGCACGACATACATCTACAAACAATTTTTTCAAACATCAAACAAATTGCACTTGAACACAATGCCAAGAGGGTGATTTGCAATGATAATGCTTTGAGTTTGGACAAAGAGACCAAAAATGTGATCTGGTTAAAAAATTTATTCTTCCAGACTGACAAAGTTTGGGAAGCGGAGATATAATGGGACTTTTAAGAAGAATCAAGAGAGCGATAAAAAAAGTTGTCAGCGGTGTAGCCAAGGTTGCAAGTTTTTTGATTGGTCCAGTATCAACTCCATATCAAACCACGCAATCGATATCACAGACCAGTGCGTCAACAGGTCCTGAAAGACTTGATGGAACTTTGGTCAATTTCCAAGGTGGATCTATTCCTGTGCCTGTGGTTTATGGTTTCAGGAAAATTGGTGGCACTCGTGTTTTCGTGTCAACGAATGGCACGGACAACAAATATCTTTTTGTTGCCATTGTTTTTGCAGAAGGACAATGTGTAGGATTGAGTGAGGATGGTGGCTTTGGTGAGGACCATAGATCTCCGCTCTACATAGATGATACCAACGTGCAACTGACAAGTTATTCACACGGTGTGGTGGCAGAACCAACAAAAGGACCTTACAAGGACAGATTAAAAGTGCAATTCTTTGACGGCAGGGAAATACAAACAAGTGCCTCAACTAACAATGGTGTTTTTTCAAATCTCGATGGTTCAGGTGGTGCTCCAGGTTGGACAGACAGGCACAAACTGGCAGGATTGTGTTATTATGCTATGAGATTCGAATGGAAAAAAATTACAACACAAGAAGATGCAAACAACAATCCATACAAAGGCATTCCACAGATCAAAGTGAGATTATCGGGCAAAATGATTTTTGACCCGTTGGAGATACAATCAAATCACGGAAGGGCGATGGATGGCACTGATCCGTTGAGGTCTACACAAAGGGCATCTTACTTGAGGGACATCTATCCACAAGGAATATCAAATAATGTTACATTCACAAACAACTTTAGATCAAACGGAAGATATATGGGTGATGATCCTGTGGCAGTTTTACTGGATTATCTAAGAAACCCCGACTACGGTAAAGGCATAGATGATGACAGGATAGATTTTGATAGTTTCAAAGATGTATGTCTCAAACTATCAAGAACAGACATCAGTAGATTGTTCACTTGTCCAGTCTACATTGACACCAGTCAAACTATGATGAACAACGTGAAAATTATTTTGCAATCATTCCGAGGATTCCTGCCCTACGCAAATGGCAAATTCAAATGTGTAATGGAAGCACCGGAAGATCAAGGTTTGGTAGGGGGTGATGAACTTACCCGTTTCAGTGGCACAATGGCAAACATCGTGACAAAGAAAACATTCAATGATGACAACATCGTTGGTGGTATAACAATTGAAAGACCTGACAAGGCATCAAGATATAATCGTGTGAGGATAACTTACACAGACGGTATAAAACACGGAGCAACTGCTGAAGCAATCTTTCCGCCGGACACAACAAGTGCAGACTATGACGGATTATTGTCAACAGACAATGGAGAAAAATTGGAAGGCAGTTTCACCATACCCTGGTGCACATCAGAAAATAGAGCAAAACTTTTTGCACAATTATTGTTGCGTAGATCAAGGAACAACAAGGTCATAACATTTGCAACGAATCTTTCAGCAAGTGATCTCATACCAACTGATTTGATAACCATACAAAATGATGCTTTTGGAATCGATGGTCCTTTCAGGATCCAAGAAATGACAATCGGACAGGATGGACTGATTGTTATTACTGCCGTCCAGCACGAACCATCGATATATGTGCAGGATTTAAACGTGTTCACACAACAACAGACCGATCCTGTATTGAATCTACCAGATCCAAATCTTGTGCAACCACCAAGTGGTCTCACTGCTGACAGCAGTCAGGCACAGGCATTGTCGGATGGCACAAGGCGGATAAAGATTTCATTCACGGCCAGTCCGGATCCTTTCTTGGAGGATCACCACATACAGATAAAGAAATCCAGTGAACCTTTCTTCACCACCATAGCACAGACAGAGGACACAGAAGTTTTCTATGGTCCTGTTGCGGTGGGCGACAAGTTCGACATAAGGGTATTCGCAAGGAACGAGATAGGAAGAAGCAGTGATAAAATTAAAATTACAGCACACACGATCGCGAACACATACACACCAGCCAGTGGAAGTGCGACAACGGTAACAGGTAATTCAGTGTCCGCCAGCATAGGGACAGCGGAGTTGGGAGCATAATGGCAAAGACAGGATTTTACGATAGTTCACAGGAGTTATATCTACCCAAGGACACACTAACTTGGGATGATCTAAACACGTCTCCATACGCAACCTGGGACAATTGGACCAGTTGGTATCAAAATTTATCGGCTTCAACAACGGTTGAATTCACTTCAGACATCATAGACTTTGGTTCCAGTAGATCCATTGTGCCTTTCGTAACAATATTCACTAAATTGGATGGTGCAACAGGATCAGCAAGTTTCAGCAGTGACAAACCTGCTATAACCATAGAAGGCAGTGACAATAGTGATATGAGTAGTGCAAGTAGTGTGACATTGACGAGGACAAGTTCACCCAACTTCACTTCATTTGGGGCAAAGAGATATTACAGGATCACTGTCAACATAAATTCAGGCACAAATGCGGCACCACAGGGCATTTCCGGTATAGACATAAATTTGAGTGCAGACACCATAGCAGAAGAGATAGAAAACGTCAACACAACCACATACGATGATGGTTCCAGTGTGACAAGGACGATTCCAACGCGACAGCAATACACAGCAATCAGTTATGTGGGAGTGACGCCAACATCAACCATCACTGACACCAATGCCACTGGCACGAGTGCCACAGGCAACTATGTGCAACTGGACTATGTGGCTGAAGGATACTTCACGGAAAGTGAGGCCAGTATTACAACCAGCAACATCACGATTGTGCCAATGATACAATTGGTATCAACGGGCACACAAGAATTCACGATAAGATTATTCAAACCCAACAGCGGAGACGAGACCGATTGCCAGATACGGGCATTGGTAAGAGGATTACCATTGGTGTCACAAGACACAAACGGAAATATTGTGCAAAAATAAATAACATAAAGAAGGAGAAACAAGATGGCTTGGCCAGCAAACGCAAACAACATATCAACCACACACTTAGATTCAGGTAGTGATAATCCTGCATCCAGTCGTAGCGACCTTAAGGCGGCACTGGACGAGATAACGAATTTAATTAACGGAAGGAACGAGGCATCAGGTGTGGCCGGGCTCGACGCATCATCAAAGATATCAAACACACAATTGCCTGACACCATCATAAGTTCTTCTTCAACTGACTTGACACTGACACCCAACACAGGAACCGTCAACATCAATTCAGTGATACAAATGAATCCGCAATCAAGGTCGGCTCTGTATTCGAGATCAGATCTTGCAGATGGTATGATCGCAATGGCGTCAGACGGAGATTCTACAGTGGACACACCAGTTTATTACGCCGGGTCCGTATGGCGATATTTTTCCGATAACTCCGAAGTTCCAAGCACTTAATTTTTTTCTTGACAAATTTGTAAGGTTGTGTTTAAATACTGCAACGACATATTCATTTTAGGTGGCCCTATTTTATATGTTGTTTTTGAAAGGCACGTTTAGGTTTGTTTGATTCGTCAAAAAAAAAAAACTTAATTAAGCAACGTGCCTTTCGCTTATGATATCCAATTTTACATCTAAAAATAAATATTTTTTGTATTATCGCATATAATACATTCCCCGGGTGCAAACTTTCTGACATTGCCATTAGTATAACTAAAGGGTTTGCACCCCCACTATCACACACACCCAAAACACTTTTACCACGCATATACAGGCGTCTGTGTGCGTTTAAACATAAAAGATTTGACATTCTTACCCGAGATCATATATATTACTGAATATAGGCAATGCAGGCAAACATCAGACACAAACAAGCGGAGCACTCACAAGAAGAACGCTTTGGTCAGAACGAGGAAACGGCCTGTGCCAAAACCAGTCCAGGTATTTGAGACGACACCTCTCAATGTAAAAAAAGCAGGATGAACGGGTTAGTATGAACCCCCTGGAAGGAAAGGTCCTTGGGACTCGTGAAAGACAACTCACATAAAGTCACCACCCGGAAACGGGTGGAATCTGATCTGCCAATCTACATAAAGAAAACACAAACAGGCGACAGCCTGTTTGTAGACTAACGAAGTTGGTCTTGATACCACTCCCGGAATTGGGCCACGGTGATGTGCGGCACTGACACGTCCCTGGTCTCATCCGCCACCACGTGTATGTCCAGTCGTTGGGCGTAATGTTCCATCAATCTCTTCTGTGAGTTGGTGTGTTTGTGTGGCGAACGTCCACAGCCGTAGTCATAGATGGTCTTGGTGTTGATGCCCCAGTCACAACCCAGTATCCACAACCTCCCAAAACCCAAATGGTCAGCCAGTGCCACCGCCAGTGTGCCACTCTGTTCCGGCCTGCGATACGTGGGCATCCTGACCTCCCGCCATCCCCTGGGCCAATCCGTGAAGCCAGCGGACCTGGTGCTCCATCTCTCCACACCCTCCGTCGCGGGCACCGTGTTGACCACCCGTGCGTCATAGGCCACCACGTGATCCACCCGACGATCCTGCAGGATGTAGTTGCAACCTATCTCCGTGAACCTTCGTGGCAGGTCCAACAGGCTGTTCCTGCTGGGACCATTGAACCATATGATGCAGTTATCTTGATCCGGCACCCGCACCTATCTGGCGACCACCCTCCGGCGTCAACCTCCACACTCGCCTATCCCGATTGCCTCGCAACCGGAACGGACAACTGCGATAGCCTGGCTGGCAGGGGCAGGTGCTATGGACACCCCGCATTGATCGTGTCCGCTCGTTGCGGCACAGCCATTCGCCGAACCTGCCCACCACTCTGTCAAACCTCGTTGCTTTCATACGCAGATATTTAATGTTTGGTAAAACACCCCGGACATTTCCGGCCAATAAATATCCATATGCAGTTTGACCGAGGCAACACCATATTTGATCTACAGGCCACAACATTCTATGACCGATACGAATTGTTTGACAAGATCAGAGATTCACACAAACCCCGATACAGCACCGTCAAGATCCTACAGCGATACCAACAGGCGGGCTTGATACCCTCGGGCAGAGACATAATGTATGAGATGTGGGAACAGGAAGACATATCAAGCACACACCACGAAGGCCCTGGGGATGAAGAAAAACTTTAGATCCGACGACAACAGATTCCAATACAACAAATGAGTTATCGTGTCATCAACGGCGATTCAGCCAAAGAACTAAAAAAATTCCGAGACAACAGCATAGATGCTGTTTGAGTAGATCCCAACCCGGAATTGATGACACCTGTGTCGCCGGTTAATTCACAAGCACTTGGCTGATTTGGCGGATTTGGAGGATTTGGTTGACCCTACGCGGCGCGAGCCGATTGCGTAGATCAATTCTGGTATTACCATTAACATAGCGGATATTGACACGATCCCGATTACGTGCTATAATGAACTATGTTCAATTTAATTAAACACGGAAAGGAGGATACAGTATGCAAGAAGAACTTCAGAACATCGCTGACGCAATTGATAACTTTGAAGCAATGGGCACAGATGACATCTACGGTCTCACAGCAAATGGAAACCTTGGACAGATCGCTTACAATCTCAATGCTATCAAAGAAGAACTTGAGAACATCAGCGGCATACTGACGGCTAATATGAAGAACAAATAAGAGCCAACAGAGCAGGAAATCAGAAACAGATTCCTGCTGACTTTATCCTACATTACCCACCAAACGAAAGCATCATATGACACACAAGACACTATCAAAGAGTAGCATAAGTGTGGCTATGTATGGGGTTTGGCTCTCCTTGTGTCACCCATCCCGATTACCACAACATCCAGTCTATCCTGATCATACGCACCCGATGAACCAGAATGCCCCACCATTTGCCAGACGATCGC